CAGTCATGTTTACCCCTTAAAACTATTAGTGTTTGCATCGTAGGCTTTGCCTACTTTGTTTGAATCATCTATTGCTTTTTGTATTAACTTTGTAGAGGTACCTGCTGGTTGTATGCCTTGGTCGCGAGCAGACTTATAGAGATTTAATTCTGCATCCCATTTTTTATTTGACATACCTTTGTTACCTGCTGCATCTCCTGGGGATAATTGGAGTGTTCCTACCTTGCAACCAAAGCAACCTTCAACAAATTCTGGATGTTTTTGTTTTTGATGTAGGTTCATAGCGCTGTTATGTAATCTCCATAGTTACCGCCAATGGCTGAATTAGTTAGGCGGTCTTTAGTTTTTTCATCAATAATATAATCACGCCCACCCATATACACTTCACTGGCTGAGGCAATTTCTGTCTGTGCTGGGTAACGATAAGATGAATAAATACCATTTATCATCATTACTGTTACGCCACGAGCGATTGTATAACGCTCTAATAAACGGTGCCAACCCATAGGCGTTTCTTCAACACTTGGTGTTCTAAATAAATACTCTGCCATTGTTACTCCTTGGTTGGTGTAGAGAGAGGGCGAGCGAACTCGCCCCCTCAACTACAATTACTTTACGCAGAGATGGATGAACCAGACTCAATGCGGAAAAGTGCTGCTTGACGGTAAAGGCTAAAGCCAAGTACGCCGTACCAACCGATTGGTCGGAAACGAAGCAACTTGTCAGTAACTGGTCCGATAACAACATTTGGTTCTTGTGCAACAGCCTCAGCAAGTGCTTGCTTACCTGCAACGATTGTGCGGTAAACAGCAGTTACTGGAGTAACTGTTACTGTCGCTCCAACTGTGACCGCAGCAGTGTTTGCTGTGTCTACAGTAATTGTTGTTGTTGAACCTGATGTAACCAAAGAAACAATCTTTGCACCAGATGCAATACCTGTTGCTGCAATCTTATCTCCTGCTTCTGCAGTAGTAGCGATTACAGATGAAGAAGCCACACCGATTGTAAGTCCTGCTGATGTTCCAGCAACAGTTGCTGTTGTTGTAGCAAGAGCGGTGGCATCTGCACCATCTACGCCACGGTACATACGAGGTGTTTCAACAAAGAAAGAACCTTCGTAAGTTCCGATGTTACCAGCCCAGAAATTACCTGTGCCAGTTTCTGCGTACTTGTGCATTTCTAGCCAACCAGTTGAACCTGTTTCTGCACGAAGGTCGTGTGAAACTTCTGGGTGGATACCTGTCCAGTAAAGTGAACCTTCACGAGGAACAGCCTTGTTTGAACGGAGTTTAGCAACTGCACGGCGGATGTTAGCAGCAGTGATTGTGTCAGTTGCTGTAATTGTCGCTGTTGATGTGCGTGCTGTTGATGATGCTGAGTAAATAACATTTGTACCTGAACGGAGAGTATCCATTGCAAGTCTGTCAAGTGAGTCAGCCATGTTGTAAGCGATGATGTCTGCTACTGCAGGGTCAACATCGGATAGTGAGAACAGTTGCAACTTGCGTGTTACAAGTGATGCATTTCCGTACTCATTTAGTGTTACAGAAACTGTAGTTACATCTGACAGTGCTACTGCATCTGGGTCAGTTGTTTCTGCTAGTGTTGCTGTTGCTGGTGCCAAGTCGTTGTAGATTGAGAATACAACGCTTGAACCTGGCATTGCCTGTTGAGCAGGGCGCTTGTCTGCCACTGAACGAATCAATGGTTGTGAACGAAGCGCGAACTCTACATAACGGTCATACGCGGTTTTGATTAAGCCAGCAAGTGCTGACGAATCTGTATACGCATTAGCCATAGATTCACCTCCTGGTGATTGGTAGTTTTAGTTAAAGAACTGAAACACCGAGTAATGCACTGAGTTCTGATGCACTCTTAGCGCTTAAAATCTTTGACAGTGAATCTTCATCTACTCCTGGTGGAGTACCTGTTGACACAACTTCATTGATACGCTTCTGTGCTTGCAGTGCTGGGTTCTGAGCCTGGCTCTCGCCTTCTTGTGACTCTTGCTTAACACCAAATACATCGCCATATTCATTAAGCCAGTTAGAAACTGCTTCCTCAGTAATTTCAATATCCTGAGGTATAAACGCTGCGACCTTTGGGTTGACACCCTTTGCTGTCAGTACATCCTTTACGGTGCGCTGACGAGTTTGATTCTTTAGAGTTGTTGACTCTACTTCAAGTTCTTTCAAACGCTTTTCAAGCGTACGATTTACCTTGCGTAGTTGTTTGACAACATCCTGAGGTTCATTGTCCTCATCAAAGAAGTCATCATCATCATAATTGGTAGCCATCTACCTATCTCCCTTTCGTTAGTTGTATTCGCAATCCTCGGCATAATTCGGGGAAACTATGTCGGCTATTGCTACCAGGCTTTTACGCCCCCCTGGGCTGGTCTATCAGGGTGGGGATTCTTTTTATATTCCGCTAGATTGTCTTAGCGAGCCAGAACTTAATCCGCTGCTACCACTAAAGCGTGCAGTTTCACGGGCTGCTCTGCGTTGTGATGCAAGGATTGCCTGTTGGTCTGCTTCAATAGTTGCTTGTAATGCTTCTCTATCTGAGTAAGTTCCTTGCTCAATATAAGCAAGTCGCTTTTGTGTTTCAGCAAGCGTACCTGCTTTACCAATAGCAGTGGTTAAATCAGTTAGATTCATATTTTTGTAAACATCTTTTTCGGCAAGTCCTTGAGCCTCTGTATTTGTAAATACATCAAAGCCCGTAGTCTTTGCTATACCAGCAATCTCTGCTGCTCGTGCTTGCTTAAGAAGCAATGGTCCAGCCAAATCTCCATTAAGGAAGTTAGCAGTAATATCACCTTCGCCAATATTATAGAACTCTTTAAGGGCTTTACGAATTTCTGGATTAGTTGACTTAGCCAAATCTTGTGCAGCCTGTGCTCTATCTTGTACTTCTTTAGGTGATACTTCATTGCCAATGATTGAACCAAGCATAGTACGGTTGTCATAAAAACCTACTGGTAAGTCAAAGAACTTTAATGTTTGAACTATTTGGTTTTCAAGTTTAATGTAAGTATCTTCTGTAATTGCACGGTTTTTCTTACGCAATGCTTCCATACCAGGAAAGCGTAATTTGTATACTGGTTGGTCATAAATGTCAATAAGTGTTTGTGCCTCAGATACATCGTTCATAATGTTATCGCTAATAAACTTAGCAAACCCAGGGTCATCAATACCTTGAGCCTTAAAAAGAGTAATTAACTTATCGGATGCTTTAACTTTGTTGGCATAGATATTATCTGCAGCAACCTTGGCTGCCGTTGCTTCGCCTGCTTTAAATGCCTTATCAATATCAGCCTGAGTAAAACCACCAGAAAACCCTGTGGCACCCCCTGGCATTGCACCAGTGGCTCCTCCACCATCTACTTGACCTGGAGGGGTTCCAGCACCACTCTTATATGTATCACCAGTACCAGGTTCTGGTATTACAGGTGGCACTACAGGTGGCACTACAGGTGGCACTACAGGTGGTACTACAGGTGGTACTACAGGTGGTACTACAGGTGGCACAACTGGAGCAGAAGTTACAGCCTTTGTAGCAGGAGCAAGGTTAACCAGCGTATTGCTGAAAATCATATTACCGCCCTGATACTTAGGGTCAGTTTTAAATTTTGGATTTAAGTCGTAAAGTGTTGCAAGGCTAATGCCAGCCTCTTTAGCAATAGCGCTAAGGGTGTCACCTTTTTCAACTCTGACAGCGGTATCGGGTCTTGCACTATCTGGAACTGCCATTATGCGACCCTCCCAAACTTAGTTAACATTGCTTTGCCATAACCCATATAAAGTGCATCAGCATTTTTTGTATACTGCCAACGCTCATCAGCCATAATCATTTTATCTGCTTCCCATAGTGGGCGAGCAATAATCTTGCTTGGGTCTTTAGGGTCAACAGATTGAAAAATCTTTCCATCTTTAAATAGTGGGTCATCCCATTTAATAGTGTCAGGGTCAACTTCTAATTTATCTGCAACCTTTTGGCGATAGTTAGATGTTAAATCCCAAAGGCTTACACCAGCGTTAATTTGGTCAGCAAAGACACCATACTTAGTAGCAGTATTCTTGCGAATCTCAGCCTTAATATCATCAACGGATGAACGGACACGCACACCATTTTTATCAGTAAGACCTAATAAGCGCTGTGTATAATTTGTCATATCACCAGCAGATACAACTGTGCCCATTGTGTTTGCATAATCAGCAATGTCACTTGCTTGGGCTGAATACAATCCGCCTTTAATCTTCTTAACAATTTCAGGGTTACTTGTAATAACACCTTCAAGTTGTGCTGGTGTCCAGTTATGTAGGTATGCATTTTCACCCAAGGCTGATATGTAACTAGATACTGCTGGGTCAGATGCATCTAAACCAAGTTCTGTAGCAGTCTTAGAAACTACTTGACGGAACTCGTTAACACCTTCACGGTAATTATTTTCTCCACCTTTGATGCGGTCAATAAGTTTTTGAGCCACTGTTGGTCCGTTTAAACGGTACCACTCAGTGTCGTTAATCATTGTGGCAATGGTTGCAGCATCATATTTAAATGAACCGTCTGCGTTTCTTACCTTTGAATAAACAGCATTAAGTTCTGGAATAGTTGTAAGCGCAGTAATAATCCATGTAGCCATTGGTGGCGCTTCTGTTGATTCAAGTCCAGACTTGTAAGTTTTGCCACCGTATGAACCAGTAAATGGTTGACCGTTTGAGTAAAGAATACCGTTTTTAAATTCCATTATGCTTTAAGTCCTAACGCTTTAATCATCGCATTGCCAAACACATCTGCTGTTTGGAACTCTGCATACCGTGGGTCTTTCTTAGCATATTCCTCAACATCAGCAAGCACATCTGATGTGCCATAACCTGGTGTTGTTTTAACCTTTGTAGTATTTCCAGTAGTTGTTCGTACTGTTTTAGTAGGGCGTTTAGCCTCGTTCTTACGAACAATAGAAACAATATCTTTATACATTGCATCTTCAATATTAGCCAAACCAAGTGATACAGCAAGTTGTCTTTTTGCAGTATTTTTAATATCTGTTTCTGCAATAGGACTTACATCAATGGTTGTAGTAGTTTGACTTCCGCTACCACTTAGACCTTTTTGAATACTAAGCAATTCCC